GGATTCTTAACTTTAGCACTTCAAATCTAGAAAACGAAGTTTTCTAGATTAGTACCCTCTGCGATGTGTCGCAGAGGGTTCTAGCTATCGTCCAGTGCCTCGTTATTCACCCCTAAAGGGGTTATTCGGCACTAGCCGGTAGTTGAGCATTTGTTAATGCTTGACTGTTTAATGATCATATTTGGGGTTTATACGACTCTTATGGGAATCCATGCAAACGTATCGACATCAGGGTCCTGTGTAAAAGTACCCCGATATGCCGGCCCTCTTTTATCTTTATTCCACGACAGATTCAAGTACATTTGTCCTTTGTGTGATACAACTGAACCCAGGTAATATGTACCATTGTTAATGTACGTGCCAGCATTTGTAGGAATTATCGAGATAGGCTCGTCTGTACCCACTAGGATCTCCTTACCATACGAAATAGTATTGGGAATGAGACTCTTTTTAACTGTCTCTTGGTCCCATGAAGGAGCCCCACGTGCCGTATTCAGGACCAGATTGGGGTTTTGTAACGACAAACCAGGAATGCGCCATGTGTGAGCAGCCCATGGTCCGCCACCAGGAGGACAGTTCGGTCCCGCATCTGCAATCTTACCATACTTATTATATCCATGCTCTCCCGTGTAACACTCGTTGCCGCCCTGTACGGAAAAATACCGATGATTCCGCTTGTTTGCTAGAGCAGCACATGTATCCTTATTATGACCCCGCTGACTCTCACTATTCAATGCACGATCACCAGAGTCTCTCCAGCACCCCATATCTTCGGGAGCACAGTGATCCGGATAACTTCCTTGAATTCCATATACCCTCTTAATATATTCGAGCTGGTTAGTACCGGGAGTATCAGCCAAATTCTTCCATGAAGTAATGCGGCTTAACACGTCATTCCATGTGTTCAATTTATTCCATTCTGTTAAACCGGCATTATCGGGCATTGCCGTGCCAGTTGTGGCCCAACCGGCGGCCAACGCAACCCGAGTAATGCATCTGGAAGAAAATGGCTTGGCCGTTGTCGAATCAAAGGCGCAAGCATCAAAGGGAGACCCGTAGCATAGATTACTTGCTGCGGCGGCAGTGCGAGTATTCGAATCGGTCGCCCACGACTTTATTTGCTCTACGGATGCAGTAGCATTGGCTACAGTGAGTTTCCCATCGTTCACAATACCTCTTTGGATGCTGAATCCCCGCTCTTGTAATACTGCATCCATATCATTAAATTTGTCAGAGCTGCCGGCATATCCAGACTCTAGAGCCTGGTATAATGTACCCGTTGTATTACATCTCTGTTTGACTATATCTTGTATACAGCTATGAGAAATAGCTCCATTAACCGGAGCACATTTGTCTACTGGGTTTGCAGATCCAGACATTCCAGGCATTCCAGGCATTCCAGACATTCCAGGCGATCCCGAAGATACGGTTCCGTTTAGTCCCTTGCAAACAGCGGACCATGAACCGCCCTTGGGATTAGTACATTCGCCGTTGCCGTGCCAGGTGCCGCCCAAAGTAGTACAATCTGCTTGGGTGTACAGTCGTATTGCTCCATCCTCACTGGGATAACCCAGACCCTTGCACTTCCAAGTGGGATCGCATTCTTCTTTTGATGTAATTACCCCCCCTCCCGGACAATCGCCTTTCGGATTTTTGGGATAGGCAGGGTTACCCTGACCATCTGTTACCACTGCTCTGTTAGTCGTGGGGCACCAACCAATATTTGCAGTTCCTTCTATACCGGCACAACTCGTAATCCTTGATGCCTGTTTTATACCCTCTAATTCCGCCGCCTTGGCCGGATCCCAGACCCATTGGCCGGAACCATAGTCTCTATCAAGTGTGGGGTTCATGGGTCCACGTCGAGTTCCGAGAGCACCCACCGACTGAAGGTTCGTATTTGGAATATGCCACCACCCACAACCGGTACGGGATGCCGGGTTGCGCATAGATGGTGCGGGTGTCGGCAATTGACGGCATCTACGATCTGCGTCAACAGCGTTGGAATTTTTGCCGAACATCGACGCAAACTGTGTCGGATCGAAGGACGTAGTTTCGGGAACATTCGGATAAATATTCCCGAGAGCTGCGTCCATTTCAGGATTCGATGGAAGGTCGTGATGGGTAGGAACAGCCCGATTTATCTCGGACGTATAATATCTTTTCTGCACTGATTCAAATCGGCTACGATCCATCTACTTATGTATACGTTATTATACGGCACGGACTCAAACATAAGTTAAACATATGAGAAGTGTTTAACTTATATATCCTGTATTCGGCACTGTTTATACCACGTTTATATCTAATTTCCCTTCTAGACCTCTTATGTTATATGTTACGGTTGCAGTGCCCGATGTTTCAGGTGCTCTAAACCCGCAGCCCGTATTTCTACATCCAGTGTTCTGGACACCATTCAATTTCCATGGTGATCCGCTCGCCGATGTTGTCCAGTCACCGTTGGCGGTAACTGAAAACACATCTCCCTTTTTAATACAAGAGGGTCCTGAAAGTGTAATCCATGAAGGATCATTCGCCCCCATTTTGGTCACACGATTTTCGTTATTAGTAGGCGTACAAGTTCGGGTAGGCGTTATTCTTTCGCAACGGATACTTTGTGCATATCCCCACGGCTTGCCGGCCGTCAATGCAGCATAGTCATTCTGACCACATGATCCAGAAGTAATGCTTTGCGCGCACGTTTTCATGAATACAAGTGTAACAGGGCCACTGAAATTAGGACCATTATTGATGGTCAGCTTCAAATTACATCCTTCCGGGAATACCATTGACACATTACCGTCTCCACCATGAATTGTATACTTGTTATTGCCCGGAATACTATGTATTTCATTAATTGATTTCCATTCGCCAACAGGAATACTGAAATTGTATTCAACAAAGTTCGGTTTACCGAAAATGGTCACCCGTTCTCCACACGCCGGCTGCGCCTGTCCAGGGCGACTCTGACTCCATTCTACACAGTTGGGCGCAGAGCATGTCGGAGGCGTTATAACCCTGGGTATAACAGTGGGTTTGCAATGGGATGCATCCGTTGTATCTTTTACCGTCGCATTGTAACACGCCTTCATCGATTTGGACCAGGTATTGAAATTAGACGTATTATTCGCAGCATCATAAATAGATTTGTAGTACGCCTTTACTTCTGCGACTCCTCCCTTGTCATTTGCGATAGCCATGTTATCCTCGTTTGTGGGAGCCTTTGTACCGCTCGATCCACAGTATTTGTACACACTGGATTCTTTAGGTGTGGTCGTATCACCGCTTGTTTTCCATAACAGATTGAGACAGGCGGCTGTGTGTGGACCGGTAGCCGAATTGGGTCCATCGCACGGATTAGCCGGGATCCGACCAAACATCTTCATGGATGCATCCGAGAATACGTTCCATTCGACTATTGCACCATCGGGTGTTTGTCCGTATATGGCAATATTTCCAAGGTTGTTGAGGTAATCCGTAGTCGCATTCAGGTCCGGTTTACCCGCAACCTTCTGTACCATCGCCGCCGCTTCTGTGGTATTTTTGGGATACAGTGTTCCTGATTCCGTACCTCCTGCATTTTTAAACAGTTCCTGTAAACAAAACACATTCGGGTCGAATTGTCCCGTCGCCGTGTAACACGAATTTGCGCCCATTAGTCCTGCGCCGATTTCCGTATAGATAAGCGGGCCACTCGGACACGACGCCAAATCATCCGATATGGCAGGTTCCTTCAAGGTTGCGGGACACCTTGTTTCGATGACCACATTGTTATAGAAATTGGATTTCTTAAGCACTTCGCCATCGGCGATAACAAAATAGCGCCCGTCATCCATTCTCACCCATAAATAGTTTGCTTGGTTAGTACCAAAACTATTTGCGGGAATATCGGAATTCGTGCCCGCCCTAGCTCTAATCGCAGATAACACGTTTGCTGCCGTGTCGGATGTTTCGCCGTATTTTGCAGAAATAATTGCGCCGGGAACATTGCTGTTCCGCCCGTACCACATGACATTATTAGGAACCTTTGATCTGAAAGGCGCAACCAGTGTTTGGTCGGACGCCTTTGCAAGCTCGCTCGATACTCTGGCCGATAATTTGTCACCGACTATACCCAGTCCCTTTGTCGGCATTATAGACTGTTCGCCGACACTGATGCCAACAGTGCGAGTGCCGATGTTTTCAGAATTAGACAACCATGCACACCATACTCTCGGTATACCCAGCACATTAATCCGGATAGTGTCACCCTCTTTCAAGCCGGTCAACGTGACTACTTTGGGATCCAAGACGGTTTTGGCGGATGGGGGGAGCGTATACACCGAAGAACCCGCCGTGATCGTTGTTGCGACGCCACTCGACGAGTGTAATCCAGGATGACTCATGTGTAAATACGCCGTAAATGTCTGCGGTTTTGCGCCGACAAACAGAAGAGTTCCATTCGATCCATAGCACTGGGCGCAACGATTACCACTGGCCGGTGCACTCGTGCGTTCACACTCCAGCTGGTTTTCACGTGCGTCGCACCGTTCCTTGGCCAGTGTGAAATTACGAGGTTCGCATGTTCCTATCGTAGGCACGTATTGAGCAACGGAGTTCGATGCGGTAGCAGTCTCATTTGTCCTGATTTGGTCGTCGCTCGATACATACATGCCTCCACGCCACTTCTGCCCCTTGCTGTTTACACCACCCTTGTGACAGAATCCGCATTCTGCCATTCGGGGATCCGTGAATCCGTCGCAGTTTACAGGAAGAGATTCGCAAAAGTTGATTTTGGCTTGTACCATACCGGTTTGTTCGACCCAGGCACCGGACTTGTTAGAACCGTCATCCTGGCCACCGAGGCCAACGGAAGAGGCAATATTTTGTAACAGACTCGCCGATCCACTGCCGGGGACCGGGATTACCTGTCGCACAGTCGAATCTATATCGCGGGCGGAAACGGTGGACTCTGGGTTCTGTACACGGGCAAGATCATTGTAGCGTCTTTCTCCTTCGAATTGAAGATTCTGGCGCTGGGCGATCAAAGCATTCTTGTCGGTTGTTAAGAATCCCTCTATCTGATATGTAGGCTGTGAAACGGATAACATTGCCAATAACAGAAAAATAATCAGTGCAGCAATTCCAATAACGACGATCGTTTCCTTATCCATGGCCCTAATGACTGGTGTTAAAAATATACCGGCCAAAGTTAAGACCCCCTAACGGAGTTCTTAACTGTACCGTGAAATGCCGGCCTTTACACATTATCCGGTCTCAGATTCGTTGTCGCATCGAGCTCTCGGACTGTAATGCGCAGCGTTAACTGAACCTGGCGACTCAGATTTATTACGGATCCACCTGTAATTATAATTGGAAGCGGTACACTCACTCTCTCTGCGTTGAAACGGTCTCTCTCACAGTCTCCAGACATGGGATTTTTGAATCGATTGCGAATTACCAGATAATTCACGTAACCGCAGTCATTCGGGCCATCTATGATACTCAAGTCGGTCGTCTCATGGCAGCTGCCTACAATAACGTGACCCGATTCCTGTTGTAACCAGGCAATTATATCGGCATTTCCATCGGTACTCGTAAGACCGGCGAACTGTGTTCTATCCATTGTAGAAAACGACCACATCGGGACCCATTGCATCAGTCTTACAAATAGGTACTCGGCACTTATATCGGAATAACAACTGACAATGTCGGGGCTCGAGCCAAGAACTATTTCCGAGACTCCAACTGCATCGGGGATTTTAGTCAGAATCTGGTTTTCCGGATTCTGAATACAGAAGCTCATTTTTTGTAGAGATGCGAGGGGGGTCGGGGCATAAATACGCTGGGCCTTCATGAATTTGGGGAAAAAGAGAGTATAGCCACGATTGACCGATTTGTTACTCGTCATTGAATCCGACTTCCATGTTGCGTCGTACTGACACACTGCTAGCGATTTGTCTACGGAGTCATTCGTACCAAAGTTGTTTCCCGTCATTTCGTCCATAATCACGTTTACATACGGCATGGACAGTGCACTCACGAATGATAATTCTGGATTAGAGCCGCCCGATGCACAATCCCGCTGGATTACAACATCGAGGCCCTCTACAGGAAGAATCGCTTTGATAAACTCGATCTTAGTAATGTTACGAAACCGATTCGTAATGGTGGCCTGATACCCCGTACCTTGGGGCCTCACAGCCGAATCGAGTTGGACGCTGAAATTATACCGATTTTCGACGGAATTAGTCACCCAATCCCGATCTTTAGAGTTCAGAATGAGATTGAACTCCGTTTCACGATATTTTACAACATCCTGTTGGCGAATAATAAAATCCTTTGGCTGACTCGATGTAACTTGCGGAGGCAGACGAATCGGCTCGAACTCCTGAGTGGCGTGGGGCGACGCTCTTCTCGCTTTCAGACGTTCGAATTTTTCGATCGGGTTCTCTTCGTCATCGCTGGGCATTTGTATACCGAGGGTGTAGTCCGTCATGGCATCAAAAGAGGCCATGGTAAGCGGACTCATACGTTCTGGACCCGTGGGATTCGAAACAACGCTGCTGCGACTCGAGATAAAGGACGTGTTTCGCTTCAGCCATTTGGCCATGGATTCGTATGTTTCACGGAGTATATCTCTCTCTGATCCGCCGCTTTCCGTAATTTCCTTTACATAGTGTTTCAGAGTCCGGCGCAGACGGGAATTTGCCTCGTCGGAAAGCCCGTCGGGCAACCTTTTTCCAAATGTGGTTTGTAATGATTGAAACATCTGCTGAACATCCATTACTTAGGGAGGTGAAAATAGTCCTTATACCGGCTAGTGCCGACTAACGGCCAGTGCCGAATAACCCCTTTAGGGGTGAATAACCGAGGCACTAGACGATAGCTAGAACCCTCTGCGACACAGCTAAAGTTAAGAACCCCAACAGGAGTTCTTAACTTTGGCACTTTACGGTATCAGAGCCCCAGCAGTTTGGTAGCGGCACGTATAGCCAATTCACTCGGTGTCTCAGTAGCATACAACAGATCCCGGAATGAATTCATCGTGTCATCGTCGACCCGGTTTTTACATATGTCGGCGAAGCTGCGACCATGTAGAAGCGAGATAATCACGTACATGCAATATGTTCCGCATTCCGATTTTTTGCGCTGATGACGCATATCATTCCATATGATTTCATTGCATCCCTGATCCCGGCAACGACGCAGAAAACGTTTTATCTCAGGACACGCCTCGTATCCGTAGCTGTCGTAGTAATACGCTTTCTTGGCGGCGATATCCACATATGCGCATACCCAGTGACTCCCGGGTTTATCATGTGGATCCAGATTGAAAACCACGCCGATCGATGATTTACCCTTGGCATCGAGATCCTTGATATTCAGATTACACATTTCGTCGACGACACAACTTCCCCATTCACCCCCGAGCTTCTTATCGAAATCTATTGGCACGGGTCCGATGAATTCAAAATGAGGAAACGCCGGTTCGTATTGTTCCATGACCTTGCCGATACTAATCGTATCCAGCCAATCGGTGGGATCCTTTATCCATTCCTGGGGCTTGGGAGGGCGAAAATAGCCACGAGTCGCCGACTTATCCTCACTGCCACCGAGTTTTTGAACGGCGCAATACTCGGTGGCACACTTGTATTGGTTATTCATACGGGTGCGCAGAGCGGCCCAGAGCGTCTCCTTTTTTTTGATCGATGCGGGAATGCGATGTTGCGGAAACTGTTTATTCCACGTATCTCTGAGGCGCAGCAGCATATCCATCGGCAGACACGTAGTCTTGGTAGCCTTGAGTGTTGCCGGGTTACACTGGAGTAAATTATAGTCTTGCGGCATACCCTTACTATTATCTGGTAAAAAATCCGAGTATGGTAGTAAGATGACGACTACCGAACACCCTGAATTAGATATTAGTTCGCTGTGGTCCTGGACTCTGCCGTTATGGGGACTGGGTATTTTGATCGTGTTTGTGGGGGGAGCGATAACTCAGGATATAGTAGTACCACGATATACTGGTGCTCGGCCTGTGCAGTCCCGGCTTTAATATTTTCACAGTTCTGAACAGAACATGGACAGTGGTGACAAGTTAGGTCTATTCGTAAACGGTTTTGCTATGATGGCTCTGTTGGCTGTAAGTGTTACATCATTTGCGCTACTCATTCCTCTTGATTCCGTACCGGCTGTTACTGGAGTATCTATCATCACGGGCGTTGCCTATGCGCTATCCTTTTTGGGCTGGGTAGTGGTTATGTGGTACTATTCGAAACCCGAGAACACATCTAAGCTAGTATGGATAAACACGCATCTGATGTTCTTGATTGTGATTCCTACAACGATTGCCGCCACAGCTATGAATGTAACGTCGATTCAGAATACCCGGAATCTGTTGGCAGGAAAGATCAGTACCTAAGCGGGACCCGCCAGAGGACAGATAATGACAGCGTTTCCAGTATTATGGGTCGGACCCGCCGGTTCTGGAAAACTCACGGCTGCACGGGCTGCACTAGGTGCAACCGGTACACCGACGCTACGCACCCTGGAAATCGGGGAGTATTCGGCCCGATACTGGGAAGCACCCACACATATGGAGATTGACATTCTTGATCTGTCAATGATGGATAAGCAGATCCTGCCCGAGATGTTAACACAGCTGTTGAGTACATGCGATGTTATGAGCGTGAGTGGAAAAAATATCCGAAAGACGATGATAATCCGGCGGATTCATGCTCTCTCGCCGGCGGCGGCAACCCGACTCAGGGCCTGTATGGAAGAATTGGTATGGGCTCCCGGTGCCCCAGCGATGATATGGTGTACGGCCCGTGTGGTGAATGCTGTAGTAGGAACTCTAGTCGACGGTTTCGTGTATCGCCGAGTACAGGCGACTGCGGGCATCAAGGATAATCGGGACACGCTGACCAAGAAGGTTGCAGTGTCGACTCCTGTACCGACCATAGCGACATATGTGGCGGACATGTTACGACAACTCGTCTTGGCGGGACCGCCCACGCTCGAGGCCGTAAAATGGATTCGGGCCCGTGTCTATGAATTACTGGGCCTCATGATTACCGGAGCGGATTTGACATCGAATCTGGTATGGTCGACGGTTCGACTTGCGACGACAGGAGCAATCACGGATGCGCAAGCGACTCGAGTAATAGATGTGCTGTCCCGAGTACGATGGGTTCCATCGTATAGAACACCGCTGATGATCGAGACGATTATTGCCAGCGTATATGTGGGGCTTTACGAACCGAAACCCTAAGAATCTGTGACCATATAGTAGGGGTCCCCAATGGACGAATACATACGTCTATTGTGGTCGGGTCTACAACGTGTTCCTCAACTACATGTTAAGGAAATAGAGGCAGATAAGAGCAGCCTGGTCTCCAAGGCCTCGGAAAATTCGTTCGACGGCGGTCGCACATCGGGATGGATGCAGAGTCTTGCGTCGCCTACATATCTCAGCATGAAAAATGGGCTGGGACATCGTGTGCACGTCGTATCGGACCGGTCGGTGGCTGCTCTCGAACCCGAGCTCCGTCGCGGTCTTCATCTGATGACCTGGCTGTCAAAGAAACCGGTGACGTGGTATTGGTGGGATCAGCCATGGGTACGTGACCTTCCGGCTAACATCGATCCTGGGCCCGAACATTTAAATGGTGGATGGGCGGTTCCTGGTGTGCCCGAGGTCCACGTGTATAGAAGAGAGGAAGCGCTGAAGGTGATGATCCACGAAACAATACATGCGAGGCTCATGGATGTAAAACGCGCGCTAGTGGCTCCAGTGCTCGTCCGTTTCGAGACCGCTCTCGGCCGGCGTCTGTGGCCCCATCTCGGCGAATGTTACACGGAACTATTTGCGGAGTTGCTGTGGGCTGTATCGTCGGCCAAGAGTTTGGCAGAGGTGAGTCGCATGTGGTCCCGTCAGCTCCATTGCTCAGAGAAACAGGCGGGACAGGTGTGGGCCCGTATTCACGATAGCCGAGAGAACGAGGAGACGAATGTGTTTGCCTATTACGTGTTGAAATGGGTGCTGATGCTGCGACCAGAGGTGTTTCTGTCGCCGAATCATTGTGTGACCCAGTGGTTTGCGTGGTTTGAGGAAGCGAGGCCGAGGCTGGAAGAACTCGGGCGAATGCATTCTGGATCGGAATCAGAGAATGTGAGCCTGGCCATGACATGTCCGACATAGTATGCTCGCAACTACAGTTCAAATTCTCGATTAAAACCAGCTCCGCTCAAACAGAGAATTGCTCGAACTCGATTTCGAAACGAGGCCCACGATCCGGTTACCTCTGATACGAACAGTGGTTCCTACGCCTATTTTTGCTACATCGGCCGCCGTTATGTATTTGAAATCCACGCCATAGGCACGGTCGTCTACCTCAAACCGGGGAGCGCCGCCGTTATTACGAGTACCGGTTACCATACCCATTCTGGAACCCGAACTACTGCGACTGGATCTCGGCTTACGGCCCGTAAACGCCTTGCGCTTCTTCTCAGTTCTTCTTGGATTGTGCTTCGGCATTCTGTAATATACAGAGAAATTTTGGCCCTTAAAAGGTTGACACTTGGCCTAAGGGGCAAGGGTGAGTTATACCAAACAACAGACAATGGGCATTCGTGGACTCGCCGGTTATTTGAAATGGAAAGTAGCATCCGCCCGCACAGGCATCCATTGGTTTACACACAAGGGCCAGAAGTGGGCCATCGATACGTCGTGTATCATGTACAGAGCTCGGGCAGCAGAATTGTCTCCGTTGACCGTGATAGCCGCACTTATTATGCGTCTTAAACTGGCGGGCATAACTCCAGTGTTCGTCTTTGATGGGCGTCCGCCTATGGCCAAGACGGATATCATCGATCAGCGTCGGGGGCACAGAGAGGCCACGCTGAAAGAGATTACTGCACTCGAGTATATTCTGGATACTAGCGCAAACATGTCTCACATGGATAAGGCGCTCACGGAACGCCGGGTCTCTGATCTCCGAGCCAAGATTCCGCAGGTCACGGCCGGCGACAAGGACCAGATTAAACAGTTACTCTACGGTGCCGGAGTTCTATTCGTATCTGCTTCGGGTGAGGCCGATGACTTTCTCGGATATTTGGCGAGATCCGGTGAGGTCCAAGCCGTAATTTCTACAGATATGGATATGTTGGCCCGCGGCGTCCGCCTCCTTATTACTCCGGAAACGGCGGATCTCACCGTATTGACTGCAATTCACACGGATCTGGTTCTGAAATGTCTCGGTCTAACATACGAGCAATTTGTGGATGCCTGTGTCCTAATGGGCACTGATTACACTGGCCGAGATTTCAAGACAATGAAGCCAGCCGATGCGATCGCAGCGGCGAAAGCGGGAATTGTGTGGCCCAGCACGGCTGAAGGAGACATGTGTAAGGTCGCAGCAAGTTCTCTCCACGGTACGGGTAAGGCCGTGAGTGATCTGTTGAACGAAACGCAGTTGGCCAAGTGGATCCAGGGCCCGCCTGCTAGGGAGGCGGCTACGATTGATAAAATGGTGGAGGAACATGGTTGGCCAGATAACTGGAGGGTCCAACTCTAAAGGCCTACTCGAAAGGTCTACACAGGCCTACTCATGGCAATCTACAACACATCTTTTTTGACAATACCTACTCGAAAGGCCTGCACAGGCCTACTCACAGAATCTATAACACATCTTTTTTGACATTGAATGAAAGGTCAAAAAAGAGGGGTTCGGTCCTTACACATACCTACTCACAGAATCTATAA